AGGAATCCGTAGCCACCATCAATCACTGAAATTGCAGCGATTCCACCAGTGTTCACTGATGTGAAATCTAGACACTGGATAATCATTGCATCTGCGTTTGCATCAAGAGAAGAACTAGTTATGGAATTATAGTTCCATGTCTTTCCACTATTTGCTGCAATGAGCTGCGATCCAGAACCCAAGAAAATGTCTGCTAAAGTGCCAGAATACTGTGCATCATAGATGAGAAGTCCACCAGTCGCATCAGGACCAACTGAGTCTGCAAATACACCGATTCTGTAAGCATTTTGATTGGTTAATGTAGAAGAATAAGCAGAGGATACAACAAGATGTTCGTTATTCGTAATAGAAGAAATCGTTTGATCTTCACCATCAACTCTTAGAGTTTGACCAGTCTTTAACTCATACGAGAACTGAGTTCCTGCTCCCCAAACTGTTCCATTGGTGCTATAAACATTTACCGTGCCGCTAATTCGTGTGTTGCCATTTGGTGTTGCAACCTTACCGACGAATAATGCATCGAACTGATTGTTACCGTTCGCCCAAACAGTTTCGAAATTTTCGAAATAATCAGTGTAATCTTCTTCAGTAACATTGAGAACAAGATTAACGTTATTTGGAGTCATTGGAGCAAAATTTGCTGATCCAATGAGTGTATCTCCAAGGAACTCGATTGATGTTAAATCATAATTAATTGTTTCAACAAAATTTCTTTGACTGTTTGATGTACAAGCAGATGTGTTTAAACCAATGACACGCAAATCAGTGGATGAATTTGCCTCATCATCATCAACACCTAACGTTCTTAATACAACGACTTGAGTGTTATAATGTTCTCTATATCCGTAACCAAAAAAGATTGGAGTGACGGCTTCAATAGATCCACGTGTCACGTTACCAACGAGTGCTGCTGCATCGTTTGCTTCAGCAGAAGTACCAAGACCTCCAGTAATAACGACAGGATCGCCTACGTTATAAAGCAAACCACGACGACGCTGACGTGGATCTGTGCGAATATTCGAATCAACTCTAACATTCGACAATGTTCCGATGATACGTTCGCGGAAAACGCGATCGATACCATTTACATCGACATAATTTACGATAATATCTTCGCCGTTATTAAAGTATTTTGTGATGTTTGAGATATAAATCTCAATAATTTCTCTACCGTTTGTTTCATCGATTGTACGATTTGCCGACTCAATAATACAAGTCGCGCCTGAAACCGAACCGACAACGAGTTTCTTTTCTAGAAGATTAACATCAACGTTCTTGTTTGATTCACCGACAGTAATTCGAAATGCTCTTGGCTTCTTCCACTTACCATCAGAAGCAATAAGAATTTGCTCTTTTGGATAGTTGATTTCTAGATCAGTATCGTAAAGTGCCTTAAAGAGCCACTTGAGCGATTCTTCACTACCTTTCTTGCTGTAATATTCTCTTGCACTTTTGAGAATCTTTTTAATATCGAGTGATGGGTTCTCTGGGAAATATGGTAACAACTCATCTTTAAAGTAACGAACAAACTCGTCTGGGGTTTCGTCAATGTCACGATAATCACCAATCTGCATAGCATGATAGATTGTATTGCCTGCAGTGTTAGATATTCCAGCTGGAGCATTTTGCTCCAACCATTGATAGTACAATTCAATAAATCTTTTGAATTGTGGATGGTTTGCATTGACGAAGTCTGGTAACTGCGTCTGAACAAGTGCTGATATAGTTTTTTCAGCTGCTGCCATATTATGACTCGACAATAGCGTTTACAGTTACTGAAAGTGCTGCTGGATCTGACTGATCAAGTGTAATAATTCTATTTCTTTCGGAAGAGAATATTTTCTTAACAGGTATGGCTTTTATTACAATTGTTCCAAATGGATCTGAAATCGCAGTTGGGAAGAAATTGTTTAGCGTTATAGTTCCAGTTTTATAGTCAACAGTTCCGATATTCTCAACAACTGTTTTCTTAATTGAATTAATAATGGTGAAGATCTTTAACTGACCCACACGACCCTGAAGAATTGGTCTTACTGTCGCATTAACGCCACCACCACCCTCAATTCGAGCGATAGCAGAAGTATATCCACTTCCTGGGTTTGTGATAGTAACTTTACGAAGGGTTCCGTTTACAATTAGTGCTTGAGCTGCGGCACCTGTTCCATCACCATCAATATAAACTGATGGTGTAGATGTATAACCACTACCTGCTGCAGTCACTTCAATTTCTTCAATACCTGTATAAGACTGCAAGACTTCTTCAATAAAACACTCACGATCAACGTTCGAACTGTCCAAATAGGTAAATGATGGAGTTGTTGTTATGCGTTGTAAAGTTGTACCTTGTTGGAGTTCTGTTCCGAAGTTAATCTCATAACTTTGTGAGCGAGTTGTATCTGGAGCAAATCTTTTCTCAATAAACACTTTAATATCATTACTCATAATTGAGTTCTCAGAATCATCAATTGCTCTAGACAATTGAGACACTTTAAATGAGTTATTAAATGTATCTAAATTTGTATTTGCAAAATTGCGAATTGCTGTTGTAATCGTTGTCTTAACTTCTTCTGCAGTTTTATTGGTCTTTGTTGGATCAAAGTTAACATCAACGGCGAGGTTTAGATAGTTATAGTCGGCAGCAACGTATTCTGGAGTGACTGTAAGAACCGAGAATGGACGAATAATATTATTCTTCACATACTCAATTTCTGTTACAGTAATTTCATAACTGCCAAGTGGTTTAGCCGTAAAGAATACCTTACCATACACAGGAGGAACATTATCTTCTCCACCCCACACATTCACTGCTTGGAAGTATGGATAATCGCGACTAATAAGCGCGATATAATCGTTCTTTGTCACAGCGCGATTTTGTGCAATGTAAGACTTTGGTGCAGTAAACTTAATTTGATCGATAGTTTCTTCTGGTGCACCAGAAGTAGATTCGCTTCGAAGAGTAACTGCAATTGTTGAACCATTTAATACATTATCGAGTAATTTGAAAGATTTTAATCCATTCGCATTAGTACCAGTTGTCACAACATAAGAAACGATAACGATATTTCCATCAGAAAGTTTTTTACCAATTACATCATCGCCGAAATAAATTTGATATCTTCCATTTTTATTTTCTTCAAGATAATATACGAGTGCGTTCTCATCAACATCAGTTGCATCTTGGGCTAAAATGTAAGTTTCTAAGTTTGCGTTTTGAGCTGACTTCTGAACTGCAACCACTAAAGTTGAAGTGTCAATTCCAACATCTTGAAGTTCAAATACTTGTTTAGGGTTTGTATCGGATGTATAAGTGTATGTGAATGTAACTGGCTGACCTTCTTTAATCTCGAGATTTTCTACATTAAACAAACCAGTTGTTGTATTTTTAGAAACGATACGAGCAGAAGGAGTTACAAAAATATAATTAACTCCGTCCTTCGTTTCAGAAACAAATCTTGTAAAACGAGGAATTACAATAGAACTATTTGAGTCGTTGGCAACTGGTGTGATAGTTAGATCGATCGCCGCTTTTGAGGAGACGCGAGAACGTGGTGTGTAACCAAGAAGTTTTGCGTGCGATACCACTGCACCGCGAGTAAGTGCAGTATCGATAAACATTTCATTCGATACCATATTTAAATAGTATCCCATATAATGAGTATTATATGCTAATACATCTAGTAGAACAGAAAGACCAGAACCTTCGAAATTATAATCGCTGAATTCTGACTGCGCTTGTAAAAATTGTCTTAGATTTTGTTTGATAGTATCGAAATCTAATTCAGCGACTTGAAGTTTTGCGTCAATATTTGCCATCTTATCTTACTCGTTCTAAGAAAAATGTGATCGTGATAGGCTGTGGGTCGTTATTTACGAAGAATTTAATACTAACCGTATATCCATTCGAATCATAATCTGGAACAACGCTAACATCTAATAATTTAACTCTAGGCTCATAATTCGTTATCGTTTGTACGATTTCTTCTTTGATATTATTCGTAGAAATGTTATCTATTGGCTCGAATAAATGTCTTTTCAGGTTGCATCCGATGTTAGCATTAAACAATCTCTCATAGTGAGAGGTTTGCAAAAGATTACCGATCGATTGAGCAATAGAACTCTCATTCGTTTTCTTTAGAATATCTTTTGTGATGGGATTTGGAAGAAAATCCACATCAAAATCAATAAAAGTTCGGGAATTTAATGGCATCTTGCTCTGAAAGGGATTCTTGTAATTTATTATTTATATGTTATGTCGTGACAGGTTCTATAGAAGCTGAAAACGATCCTTGGGTTATATCAACTGCAACATCTACGTCAATCGAGATGGAAGTTGGAACTCCAATCAATGTTAAGAATGTACAAAAATTGAAGTTTATCCACTGCAAAAGAGCACCCAAACCTATTGCATTAAAGAATGCCGTCACCTTCTGCATCCATAGTTTTATTAGGTACTGTGGCCAATCTTCTGCAAAGTCTCGTAAAGCCTCTATGTATGCGTTCAGTTTCTGCTCGTAACTCGTGACATACCGATCTATCTCTCCACCAATCAAGGTCACAACATTAAACCCGAATATAGAGAGAGATTCGATAAGTTCGACTGCCTCTTTTAAGAGTTTCTCTTTCAGTTCATATGGAGCGTTTTTTATTCGCTCTATAATACTTGCAAGGATTGTCTGAATCAATGCAGCAACGTCTAAACTTAAGAGAGCAGGTAGAGCTGGAAGACCTAATGCATTCCATATTGTGCTGAATTTACTGATTAGTCCACCGAGTGCATTGTAAATTATCTGCAGAGCTCCCTTTTTAAGTTGGCTCATGATATACGACCAAATAATTTCTGCTTGGATTGCTGCGGAGAATACTCCATACAAGCCATTAAAAGTTCTATAAATTTCAGGAACTAGATTATAAAAGAAATCTAATCTTTCTAAAATTTGAGCCTTTAAAGCTGCTCTATACGCAGCATTAGAGAATAACTGGACAACATCGATACTTAAACCTAAAATTGGGATAGAAAAACTTAATGGAAGAACCTTCGCGATAAGTTCCATAAATTTCGCTTGTACATAAAGATGATATTCTTGCACAATTGCCGTAATTCTTCTCTCCCATTCCCATGCTGGAACACTCAGATATGCATAAATCGGGTCTGTTAGAGATATCGGGAAGTTTCCGAGTAAAGAATCTATCTGATTTAATATCGTTCGAACCTTATCCGCAGCTGCATACAATGGCGCAGTCTTTTCTAGAATGGCTTGTCTCACAGCAGCATCTATCTGAGACTCAGCAGATCGTTTTACTTTTTCAACTTCTGCCTCAAATTGAGCAGGTAAACTTGCAAGTTGCATAAAGATATTTGCAAGGTCTGCTTTTGTCGGCAGCAAAGTTGCAGGACAAGGCAATGTAACTACGATCGCCATAATTTAACCTGTGTTTGAACTTGGGACTTGAACAGATTCTGTTTTTGGATATAGTCTCTTTCCAGTAACTGTTTCGAATGCAGCAACCCCAACGTTCTTAACAACATTAATTGCAGTTGTAATGTCTTGATCAATATTGAAATCGATATTTTTACTTGACGCTAGAGTTGACACTGTATCGATCTTACCGAGAGTAGTATTTCTTTCTGTTCCAGTTAAACTCAAAATATCTCCACGAAGTCCATTGACCAAATTTTCTGTTTGAGTTACTCGAGCTGTAATTTCTCCGAGCGGTAAAGTTACTGACTGGAGAGCACCTATTGTAGAATCTAAAGTCCTACCTAAATCTCCAACAATCCCTGATACCGAGGAGGTTAATCCACCAACAGCCTTACCCAATGCACTTCCACTAATTGCAGAAGTTACATTTGACAATGCTCCAGCCACTGTATTGGTTGCGGCGCCAACAACTGATGTTATCTTCGATGTTGTCGTGAGCGCAGTATCTATTGCACCAGTGATGCCAGTTCCACCAGCTGATGCTGTATTTGCAGCAGTATTGGATGCAATATTCGCAGCAGCAGATGAAGGAGACGCTTGTCCACCAGCTAATCCAGTTGGTGTTGCATCAGCTGCTGAACCTGATTGCATGTTAATTCTGGCTGCAGGAATATCTACAATCTCGCCTTGAAGTGCTGTATTTGCACCCTTGAGGCTGAGTTTGTCAAAGGCATTAATATTCATTACAGCACCAGACTTAACGTCAAATGCTCCAGTAGACTCAATCATCACATTCTTGCCTTTAATGCGAATATCGTCTCCAGCTGCCATATTGATTTGCCCAGCAACTTCAATATTCATGTTTCCGCCAACTCGGAGATTACAATCTCCATCGACTGTTACAGAACATTTTCCACTCACATAAACGTGATCAGAGCCCATGATGAGAGTGTAATTATCCTTTACAACCTTTTCTACTTTGCTGCCTTGAGAATCGATCTCAAAGAAAGATCCCATTCTATGGGCTAAATGAACTCTTTCTTTTTCTGGTGTATCATCTAGTTCAAATGCATGACCAGATTCCGACTCGTGTGCATAGTTGTATGGATACTTTGGTGCAAATGCAGGATTAGGCTCAGACCATGTAACACCACCAGCTGATTTAATCCCACTAGTTTTGTTATCTTTTCTAGTTTTAATGACTGTGCCTTCAGCCTTACCTCGAGCAAGTCTGTTTGTTGTTGCTTCTTTCAAATACTTTGATTTTGGATATTTTTCAGATGCATCATCAGGACGTTTTGGTCTGCTACTTAATGTTGTTCCTGGATCGCTAAATCCATTTTCATAATTTGGTTTCTTATCTGGTTTGCCAGGAAAAACTCCAACTATGATGGGATTTTGTGCCTGATCTCCGTCAAGGAAAAATCCAAAAACCATGTCGCCTTCTTTTGGATTATATGCAGCAGGACTATTTACTGGAATGGTTGGGTGCGCCCACGGTAGTGCATTTGTCGGAATTCGTTTTTTATCTTCTGTGTGCCAACCAAAACAGCGAACTCTAACTCTATTGAGTTGCTCAGGGTCTTGTCGGTCTTCAACAACACCAACCCACCAAATGAACCCCTCGAGACCAATAAAGTTCTTTTGTGCTTTCATGTGAATCTTCTTGTCACTTTATCAAGCCCATCTTTGGGTGATGGAATTTGTTTTGACACTGAATCAGAAACAAGTTCTACGATACTCTCAAAGTCACCTTTATCCCCACCAGAAAATTTATGGCAGATCGCTGCTACAAGATATTTTCCTGTTCTATATTCATCAGGATCTTTTCCAGATGGATCTGGTGATTCAAATTTTGGAAACTCATATTTTACCATATCACCTGCTTTGAGTAAAATATCTCCAGGAATAAGGATATTCAATTTAAAAGTATGCATTGCAGTCATATGCAATGTTCTTGTCATCAACCATTTATCGCGATCATTACTTTTTTCGGAAGATGTATCATTTATTGCAATGTTTGTTAAGAAATAGGAGTCAAATGCTTTGGTGATAGGAATTTTATCATAATTTTTTAAACTATTAGTTGCTTTGAATTCATTAATTAAATTTTTCTGACCTTCTGCAACATCAATCGAATAATTGTCATACTTAAATGACTGATTGAATATGTCAACAGAAAGTAATTTAGATGCATAACCACCATTTGCCATCGTAGTCAAAATATCAAAGTCGTGTTTAATCTCAACTCTATCAATAGAATCTTTATTTAATGCAGGATCAATTTGATCAACTCTTTTAATCTCGTATTTTAAATCTTTAATTGTTTTTTGTTTAATCATTGTATTGTATGATTTAAACTGAAAGCCATCTCTGTCTTCATAAAAGAAATAGCAATACTTTCCAGACGCATCATATGAACGTGATGCAGCCCACTGAACAACTTCAAATGGACGATATCCTGGAACAACAAGGTCATAAACACCAGAAGTCCTTTCTAATGCTCCAATTCGAGTAGGGTCAACTTGCAGTTCTTTGATTAAGATGTCGCGAATAATATCTGCAGTTCTCAATCCTTTATATGATTTACTTACTCGTTTTTGATTTGAGAATATCAATTCTTCAGAGCAGAAAAATAAAGAATAAATTTGACCAGAATCTGATGCAGGCTTTCTACCACCAACTTTATAAATTCTAAAGACTTTTTGTATAGGTTTTCCAAGAGATGGTTTATCGATAGAAATTCGAATAAACTCGTTTCCGCAAAAATAAAAGTTAGAAAAGATGTCGTGACCATCTTGAATTACAATCGTTCCGCTCATGACTGAAGAGTAGATATCTTGGAACAATTGAAGTTCCATAAAGATTTTTCTTACATCAACGACTTGACCGCCAGAATTAATTAAATCTAGCACCTTTATCTCATAATCTTTAGAGTTTGTTAAACCAGGAGATTCCATAATAAATCATATTCTCATTAATTGTTTAAATTCTTGCTCAATGCGAGTCACATAAGAGGGGTCAACTAATTGGATTGTTCTTCTGTTCTCATTCTCATTAACTTCGTATTGATAATTTGATATAGCCTTATTTCTAATAACAATAGTCACCGTTTGACCATTATCTAAAGTTTTTTGCTCGCTGCTCACAACAAGAGAGGTGTCAGCCGTTCCTGGAAGAGTTCTATCAACTAATGTCAAAGTAACAAAATTGTATTCTTTATCTGAAATTATATGTGAATCTATCGACTCATAAAATTTAATTCCATTATAGGTTACTGTTTTTGTAGTCTCTTCTTCATAATGATGAATTGTTGTTTGCGCTTGTTCTATTGTTTGATCATATTTGTTCACAACGTATTCATCAAGTACAGAACTTTTCAATGGGAACTCATATAAAGGATTAATATATTTGTTGAATAATAAAATAATCCAACTACGATATTCACTTCCATAAATTTTATGGGCAATGATTTCTGGTGTATCTGAATCTTGAACTTGGTATTTAAAATAAATTGCCGAATTCTCTGAGATCTCTTTCAAGAAAGTAGATCTAGCAAAAATATTAGTAACAGCCTGTTGATTTAGTGTGTTCTTATCAAAGGTGTATAAAATTTTAGGAAAATAATTAAAGTATCCTAAAGATGCCATTAGTAGCCTTCCTCAACACGAGCTTTATGAATAAGTTCGAGTTCTTTAAATCTTAATTGCATTGAAACTTCTACTGGCATACCATCATCAAATGTTGTCCATTGACCAGCTGATGCATAGTTGACGTCTATACCAACTAATACACAAGATGATATTTTATGTATGTTTGTATTTTCTGCTCCATTATAGAAAAATTTGATATCAAATTCTGCTGGTGGAATGAAGAAACGTCCTTGTGATCCTGGGAGTAGTTCTGGGGCTGAATGGAATTTAAATTGTTTAATAATTTTACGAATTGCAGAGGCTTCTGCAACGCTTCGTGCAATCATCTTAAAATCAAATAAGAATTCTCTGTGTCCTGTTTTCTGGTAGAGAATTTCAACTTGGGGATTGAGAGCAAGACCAGCAGAAAACAGAATGGCTTCTTTCATGCCTGCTCCAAACACTCCAGATTTTTCTGCGAGCGTTCCACCGAGTTCAGCGAGAGAACCAACACCAGCACCCTTTAAATTGACTTTAGTCCCATCACCAAATGTTTCGTTGAAGTATCCTTCAACACTCGCCCCAACTGATGACGCGCCTTGTCCAATCGCACCAACCATACCCAATGCTTCCGTCATAGAAATTTCGCCATACTCATGCACAATTTGCTGATTAATTGTGTCAGGCATATACATCGATATCGTTGAACTAATTCTTTTCGTTTTTCTTGATAGGTTTATTGATTCAACAACTGCAGTACCCAATGCTCCACCAAGTACACCACCACCAACAGCTCCTCCGACAGCACCAGCTGGTCCACCAAGAGCAAAACCTAATTGTCCACCAATCTCACCTGCAGCTGCACCAAACGCAGCACCACTAACTAAAGAACCGAAAAACCCAACACCCTCTGTAGCCAGCTGACCAATACCGCCACCAGCATCAAGTTCTCTATTTGCGTTAATGGTAGCACCAACTCCAGTTCTTTCAGTAACGTTATATTGCGACTTTTCCTGTACATTGATGTAAAAAGTGATGTAATGAAGACCTTCGAAATTATTAGTTCCGAGATCAATTGGATATCGTAAATCTGACGATGCGAATGCGTTTCTCGTAAGTTTCTCAAGGGGACCTTTTGCTGCGTATGGGTTAAGGTCTTGAGAAATCGTCATAGGTGAGATAGGAGATGGCATTAAGATTCCCTAAAAGTTCTTCTAAATAGTCTCATGGCATATTCAGGTAAATTCAGTCCCAAAAATACCAATAAATATTTAGGCGATCCTACAAACATATGGTATCGAAGTTTGTGGGAGAGAAGAGTTATGGTGCATTTAGACGAAAATACCAACGTTGTTGGTTGGTCGAACGAAGAGATCGTAATTCCTTATTTATCGCCTGTAGATAATCGTTGGCATCGTTATTTTCCCGACTTTTTTGTGAGGGTACAGAATAAAATTGGTGTGATTGAGTCTCTCATTTTAGAGGTAAAACCTAAAAGCCAGTCTGTTCCTCCACAGAAGAAGTCGAAGATTACACGAAGATACATCAATGAGGTTATGACTTGGGGCGTCAATGAGGCGAAATGGAAGGCTGCGACAGAGTATTGCAAGAATAAGCAATGGACTTTTAAGGTTATAACAGAGGAACATCTCGGAATCTAATGCCATCACTATTCGATAAATTAAGTCGAGAAATGACCGCTGCTGGTATTCGACCACGAAGCGCAGAAGCCAGAACATGGCTTGGCAATAAACTAATGGCACTTCGAATGCCAGCTGATCGTTCGAATGTGCTAAATGACGCTAGAAGAATCTCTCCAAGAGCGTTTATAGGTCGTATGTACACCTATCAGTACGATCCGAAACTTAAAGATGTTCTCCCAGTTTGGGATAAGTTTCCTCTAGTCATTCCCATAGAAATGTATCCAGACGGATTCTTAGGGTTAAACCTACATTATCTCGATCCATACAGTCGACTCGCTCTTTTAGATCGCTTGCACGATTTTATAAACAACGATAAATATGACGATACAACAAAGTTTCGTTTATCGTATGATTTGCTCGCGAAATCGCGCAGATATAAAATGATTCAAGACTGTCTAAAAAGATATCTATTGAATCATATCGTTTCTTCTATGATTTACATTGAGCCGAATAATTGGGAAACTGCGATCTTCTTACCAACGCAAAAGATGGTGTATAAAAGGTAATGGCATTTAATGTAAACAAATTTATCGCGCATTTCGATTCTCATGCAGGATTCTCGAAAACATCTAAATTTGATGTTATCATTACGGTCCCTCCATTCTTGCAATCATATGGAACGGCAGAGGAACTCTCGCTTCAGTGTGAATCTGCAGAATTGCCTGGATATACTATTAACACAGTAGAAAGTAAGATCTTTGGAGCACCGACTCCAGTTGCTGGAACTCCAGCATTCGGCGATTTAACCTTGACCTTTATTTGTGCTGGCGATCTTTGGGAAAAACGCTTTTTCGACCGATGGTTAGACTTCATTATCCCAAAACAAACATACCTGGTAAATTATAAACAAAGTTATGTTACTGACATGGTAATTCGCCAATACAGCGAAGGTACTCCAGGATCTGAAAGCGGTTCCGCACCAAAACCTTCTGTAATATACGCATGCAAATTATTAAATGCATTTCCAGCAACTGTAAATGCATTGAATTTGAATTGGGGTACAGATGATATTCATAGACTTTCTGTTTCCATTAAATTTGATCGTTGGCTGGATGTGAGTGCGCCATCAGTTCCTACACAAGAACCTATTCGCACCTCTTCAGCATCTGTCGATGGAGTTGCAAGCACATCAGCTGGGCAATTCAATTTAAGACCTACAAATTCGTTAACTCTACCGAAAACAAAACCATTTATTGGTGGTGGAGGAGGATTTGCTGGGGGTGGTGCTTCTGGTGGTTGGTAATAATATGGAGTAAATTATGGCTTTACCAAAATTAGATTATCCAATTTTTGACGTGTATTTAAAGTCTTTGAATAGAAAGGTTAGATTTAGACCATTTCTTGTGAAAGAAGAAAAGTTGTTGTTGATGGCTAAAGAAGCCCAAGATCTTTCTTCTCTCCTAGAGACTGTAAAACAAATTATCAACAATTGCGCATTAGAGGAAATTGATATTGATGATATTCCTCTATTTGACCTAGAACTTATCTTTATCAATCTTCGACTTAAATCAGTCGGAGAAGTTTTAGAACTAACATATAAATGCGAAAATATTGTTAATGATGAGAGATGCGGCAACAATATGACATTTGAGGTTGATTTAAATGAAGTGAAAGTTGTTGAGCCTGAGAATCATTCGAACAAAGTTATGATTAATGATTCTATTGGTGTCATTTTAAACTATCCTTCTTTAAAGATTTCAGCATCTGTTGCTTCTCAAATGGATAGCATTGAGAATATTTTAGATTTAATTTATGAACACTTAGATTATGTCTTTGATGAAGAATCAAAATATGAGGCGGGAAGTTTTAGTAAAGAAGAATTTTATGACTTTATGGGAGCGTTGAGTTTGGATCAACTAGAGCCATTTAAGAACTTCTTTAGTACAATGCCTTATGTTGAAACTCATAAAGATGTGAAGTGCAATAAATGTGAATTTGAGCATAAAATTTTCGTGCGAGGAATCGACGATTTTTTCGGCTAATGTTTGGTTATGATAATTTAGCGAACTATTTCAATTGTAATTTTGGTTTAGTTCAGCATCACAAGTGGTCTGTGAGTGAAATTGAAAATATGTTGCCTTGGGAAAGGCAAACGTATGTCTCATTGCTCATGAATTGGTTGAAGGAAGAGAAAGAAAGAATTAAGTTACAACAGCAGCAACAAAAAAGTGCTGCGGCTAAAATAACTAGAACTCGTAGAAGAAAATGAAAATACAACAGACAAGAAGCATTGATCGTCTAAAGAAAAAATCTCAGCAAAAGAAAGGGTCTGAATCACCTGAGATTAAAAATTTAATGGAAATGCAGAAACAAGCATTTGATGAGACAACTCAGAGTGCAGAGGGTTCTGGTGCATTTGGTAAAGCGTCAGCTGGTTTGAAAGGTCTTCAAGCAGCCTATGACTTACAACAAGAATTTAAAGAAGCCAAAACTGGTGTTCAATCTCGTTACGGTAATATTGCAAAGGCTTTAGGTCTTGCAAATAGCAAACAAGCCGAAATGATTGATAAAATCTTCGGTAAGAAGTTATCAAAAGATGAAGTGCAAAAAAGAAAAGAAAAGTTTGGGATTAAAGATAAAGAAGACATCGCACGAAATAATAAAGCAAAAAAAGAAGAAACAGCTGAGAAAATAAAGAAACGAGATGAGATGTTGAAGGAAATCTTCAATGTCGTTATGGAAACATCAAAGATCTTGAAGAGCGTTCAGTTGTCTGTGGAAGGAATTGCGAATAAACTCAGAGCAGGTCAGGCAAAAGAAACTCCAGCATCAAAACGAGACATGAGAAAACTTGAGAAAAAATCTGGTCTCAAGTATTCAAAAGAATCTGGTAGATATCGTGACGTTGATAGTGGTAAATTTGTAAGCAATGAAGCCGCTAGACAACGAATGAATTTAAGACCAACAGCACTAAAGACTGCAACCCCAGCTTCAACATCAACAGCCATGGGCGCTCCACCTCCAAGTGCTTCGAAGATTGACACAGATTTGCAAAGTAAAACCATTGGTGGTGCTGAAATAAAAGAAGCAGAACCAAAAGATCCTAATGCTGGTCTTGGTAAAAAAGTAGATAAAGTACAAGACACACTTGACGATATTATGGAAATCTTCTCAATTAAAAAGTTTTATAGACTTATAGGTGGAGCCATTGGTGCATTGATTCCTGGAATTGTTGCCATAGGTAAATTCTTATGGGGAGTTGCTCAAAAAGGTTTTGCAATTGTAACGGACATTGCATCTAAAGTGTGGTCAAATATTAAAGAATTTTTAGTTGGAATTAAACTAGAAATTCCAGAAATAATGGGGCAGTTCGAACTGCCAAATCCATTCGGTGATAATTTTAAAGTTGGTCCAATTGGTGGCTTTACGTTCCAACCATTTAAATTTTTAGGCGGTGCTGAAAAACCAAAATCAATGCCTGAAATTGAACAACCAGAAACAGATGCAATGACGCGAGAAACGCAAGCAGCTGCTGTTGCTGGTGGTGGTAATCTTGAGAGACCTTCTTCAGCTGGCGCGACTGGCGGTGGAGGTGGAGGAGGTGGTGGTTCCACTGCTTCTGCAGCAACTCCTACCCCAACATCATCTGGAGGGGGTGGTGGAGCAGCTCCATCAATTCTAGCAGCAAAACCAGAAGCAGCTGCACCTGCTACTACAGCACCTGAAGCTGCACCTAAACCAGCAGCAGGAGAGTCATTTACATCATCTGAAATAAGAACAGACACTAGAAATGAAGGGAGTGATCAGGTTACAGTTACCAGAAGTTCTAGCACAACAACTACATCAAGAGCAAAGAGCAATATGCCAGGTGGTGCAGCACCAGCACCAACTGGAAAGGCACCTCCAGGCGGCAAATTTAAGAACCAAGAAGAATTTGTGAATACAATGACGCCATGGGCAGAATATGCATCTAAAGCATTAGGTGGTACACCTGTCCTTGGCATTTTGGGTCAATGGGCTGGTGAATCTGGGTCAGGAAAAAGTTTACCTGCAGGTTTTAATTATGCAGGAATTAAAGCTGGAACAAAATATAAAAAAGGAGATTATGTTTTAACTGAAGAACGATATAATGCAGCTCAACTTGAACGAGCACAGAAAAGCGGAGAATCATTGGCAGCAATTTTAGGACCAAATGATACCATAAGAAAGAAAGGCAATGACGTTACTGTTGATCAATGGTATGGTAAGGGTTCTTGGCAAAAAGCAAAAGATCAAGGATTACAGTGGGTGCAAGTTAAATCATATTTTGCTGAGTTTGCAGACCTAAAAGATTTTGCTGACAGCTATGTTGGATTTTTGAAAACTAAAAGATACGCAGATGCTGTTGCAGCAAGAACTCCAGAAGAATTTGGATATAAAATGGCAGCAGCAGGATATGCAACTGCAAGTCCAGATAAGTATGCATCAAAGGTTGGTTTATTTGCTAAGAATCTTCAAGGAACTACTGGAAGGGCAGCAGACGGCAGTATGTATGCAGCTGCTGGTGGTGTTGCCTCTGGTCCAACTTCTGGTTATCCAGCAACGCTTCATGGCACAGAAGCGATTATCCCATTAGATGGTCAATCATATCAATCAAAGAAAGCAGTTCAAGCAGTTGCAAGCGCAGTAACGCCAACACCATCATCTGGTGCTCAAATTAATGCAGCAACAACAGAAATGCAAGCAACAAGAGAAGCAGCTGCTGCAGTTGCACCAGCAATTGTTGCTTCAGCTGGTGGCGGTGGAGCTCAAAGAGAACAAAGAAAACCAGAAATTCAAGGATCGCCTGTCAAAGCGCAACCACGAATCGGTGATGACACCTTCATTAGAGCAATCGCAAAAGATTTCTCTCACCCATCGACATTTACATCTGTTTCTTTAGTATAAAAAAAGGGGGACCGAAGTCCCCCTGAAAACATCTACGGTTTTCTAATCGAAATTACTCAGCAGCAAGTTTCTCGAAGAATGCCATATCGTCATCATCGACGTTAACATCTTCAGCAGTCACTTTCTTTGCAGGAGCCGAACGGACTACAGGGGCAGGTGCCTCTTCATCCTCGATCTTTTTTGCAGTGGCAGCAGTTGCTCCACCTGCACCAAGAACCTTATCCAACTTCGCCTTGAGTTCATCATAGGACTTGAAGTTTTCTGGCTTCAGGAATTCCTTGAGTGAGTATGCAGACTTCCAGACCTTTTCGATCTTATCGTCGTCGCCACTGAGCAATGCAGCAGGAGCCTCAAACTCCGACTTATCATAGTTGCGATAGCCTTCGACGTTACGAATCTTGACCTTGAAGTTAGCACCCTTCCAGAAGTCAAACGGATTCATTGGAGTCTCATCAGCAAACTGCGGCTCGAGTTGTTCCTTGATCTTGTCGAAAATTTTCTTTCCGAACTTGAACAAGAAAACCTTACCTTCATTTTGCGGACGCTTTGCATCAGACACAACAAGAATATTGGCGATGTAAGTCAACTTGCGCTTCTGCTTACGAGCAATTTCTTTGTTTGCTTCGATACCTGAGTTCCACAGAACAGTGTTGTACTCAGAAACAGGATCGGTCTTGCCAAGAGTTGTGAGAGAATTCTCAATGTACCAACCACCTGGACCCTGGAAACCGTGTGACCAAATCTGAACCCACGGAAGACCATCCTCACCGTCAACGGCTGGCGTATCAAGAAAACGGATAACTGCGTATCCATTGCCAGCAGCGTCAACTTCTGGTTGCCAAAAACGATCATCAACGTTCTTGCCACCAGTGTTACCAGCAGAAGATTGCTCAACTGCCTTCTTCAACTTATCAAGGGA